AAAGGAAACAAAACACATGGAACACGAAACCAAGAAACCCGAACTTTCCGAATTCGTCGAACGCCTGGTGGAGATCGCCGAGAAGGCGACAGAGCAGTGGCCGCAGCCCGAAGTCTTCTACGCGCTCATCGCCGCCGGAATTCGATTCGCGGCTGGGCACGCGAGGGCTAGCACGGTCGCTGGTCTCTTACGCGGCTTGGCACTTGATGTTGAGACCGTGGATCGGGCGCACACGCCGGTCGATCCAACGAAGTTGAACTGATGCGCCCCCCTCCGAACCTGAAGCGCCTGGCGATTGCCTGGCTGCGCAAAGAGGACTGGCCGCGCTGGCTCGAAATCGACAGCGACTTCCAGCCCGACTACTACCACTGGCTACGGCGCGTGACCGATGCCGAGGCTCGGCTCAAGTCGGATGGCGTCAACGTGGTCCGGATCGACGTGCTGCCCGAGGAGTTCATCGAATGGGCACAGAGCAATGGCTGCCCGCTCGATACGCGTGGCCGCTCAGCCTACGCGACGTGGAAGGTATCGCGGATGGACCTGCACTGATGGCTAAGTCTCTCTACGACCGACGCTGGCGCAAGCGCCGTGCGTTCCAGCTTGCAGAGCATCCGCTTTGCAGGTTGTGCATGGAGGTGCGCGGGAAGGTAACAGCGGCCGCCATCGCCGACCACGTCACACCACATCGTGGTGATGCCGAACTATTCGACGGTCCGCTTCAGTCCCTCTGCAAACCCTGCCACGACTCGTGGAAGCAACAGATGGAGAAGTCGGGCCGCGTCAAGGGTTGCGACATGCGCGGCATTCCGATTGACCCGGATCATCCTTGGCGAAAGGACAGCGATGCGAAGCGATAACACCCGGGGGGTGCGTTCGGAAACTAGAGCATGCGATGCGTTTAGCGGTCACGCAGGTTTGCGCAGTCGCGCTTGTAATTTCGCGGGGATAAAAAAATGAGCCTGAAAGCTACTACTTCCACATTGCCGCAGCGACCGAAGCCGCCCCGAGGCCTGCCGGCGCTCGCGCGCCGGGTCTGGACCGAAATCGTGGGCGACTACCGGCCTGGTCACTTCACCGCGGCGAATCTGGTGCTGCTCGAGCAGCTCTGCCGTGCGCGCGCCCTGGTGGCCGAGTGTGACGGGCAGATTGAGCGCGGGGGACTACTCGTGGACGGCAAGGCGAATCCGCTGCTCCAGGTCCGCGTGCAAGGCTGGGCCGAGGTCCGTGCGTGCGCGACGAAGCTGCGGCTCGCGATTAGCTCGACGGTGCGCGCCGAGTCAGCGGCGGCGCGGCCAGATGAAAACGCCGGCAAACGCAAGCCGTGGGAGCGCTCGGCATGAACTTCACCGGCGCCGATGCCATCACCTGGATCGAGGACTTTTGCCGTATCCCGAAGGGGCCGGCAGTAGGGCAGCCCGTAAAGCTGCTCGAGTATCAGAAGGAGATTCTGCGCGGCATCTTCGACTCACCGACGCGCCGGGCGATCGTGAGCATGGGCAGGCAAAACTCCAAAACCACGGTCGCGGCGTACCTCCTACTCCTGCATCTCTGCGGGCCGAGGCATCAACGGAACGGCCTACTAGTGTCGGCGGCTCTGACGCGCGAGCAAGCGGCGATCCTCTTCGACACCGCGACAAAAATAGTGCGCTTGAGCCCGGAGCTATCGGCTGCGGTCGAGCCGGTCGAATTCCAGAAGATCCTGCGTTGTCGGGAATTGGGCACTACATATCGCGCGCTCTCGGCCGACGCTCCGACGCAGCTCGGCTTATCGCCTTATTTCATCGTGCACGACGAGCTCGGCGGCGTGGAAGGACCATACAGCAAGCTCTACGACGTGCTCGAGTCGGGTTCTGCGGTGCAGGCCGACCCGCTAAGCATTGTGATTTCCACACAGGCGCGCAGCGACGCGGATTTGCTTTCGCGACTGATTGATGACGCGGCGACCGGCGCGGACCCACGCACGAAACTCTTTCTCTGGACTGCCGGCGAAGACCTTGACCCCTTCACCGAGGACGCCTGGCGCGCGGCGAATCCGGCGCTCGGGCACTTTCTTAGAGTCGATGAAGTGAAGGCGCAGGCCGAGACTGCGCGGCGCATGCCGTCGATGGAAGCTAGTTTCAGAAACTTAATCCTGAATCAGCGAATTGAAGCTGTGAGCCCATTCGTATCCCCGACCGTATGGCGCGAGAACGGCGGCGAGCCCGCGGCGCTCGAGGGCGCGGTAGTCGACGCTGCTCTCGATCTGGCGGCGGTGCACGATTTGACGGCGTTGATGCTGCTCGCGACCGATGGCTCGGTCCATACCTTCGCGTGGATGCCCGAGGAGGGGCTCGCCGAAAAGTCGAGGTTGGACAAAGTCGAGTATGAACGATGGGCACGCGAGGGCTTGCTGCTCACGACGCCGGGCCGCGCGCAGAACTACGACTACGTGGCGCGCTTCATGCGCGAAATATTCGATCGCTGCACGGTGCGCACGGTCGCTTTTGATCGCGCATACATGCGATTCCTACGGCCATGCCTTGAGCGCGCCGGTTTCACCGAGGAGGAGCTATCGCGCTTTGTCGAGTTTGGCCAAGGCTATCTGAGCATGGGGCCGGCTATCCGCATGCTCGAGGAGCGCCTGCTCAGCAAGAGCCTGAAGCACGGCAATCACCCGGTACTCCAGATGTGCGCCGCGAATGCGGCCGTCGTCACCGATGACGCGAACAATCGAAAATTTACGAAGAAGAAATCCACCGGTCGAATCGACTGCCTGGTTGCTCTTGCGATGGCGTGCGCCGTGGCTGCGCAGCCTCAGGCGGAAGAACAGTACGTCACCGGGCGCTTTATCGCGATCTGAGCGACTTAAAAAGGAAAGACATTGAACGACGAACATCACATGCAACCCGCTGATCCCCGCCGACTAGAAGCCTTGCGCTGGCGCGCTGTCGAGCGCGGGCTGCGCGCCCAAGGCTGGAGCCGCAAGGACGCGATGCGCGAGGTGGCGCGCCGGAAGGTCCTGGAACGGGAGAAGCCGTCCGGTTTGTTTGCGCGTTTGTTGGAACGCTTCCGATGAGCGACGGCACCTTGCCAACCCGCAAGGCGATCAAGCAAGCGCTGCAAACTCTCGGCCTGAGTAACCGGCAGTGCAAGGCGCTGCTCGCTTCAGGGTGGAAAGGCCTCGTCGACGAGATCGAGGCTGAGGCCGCGGAGCTACGCGAGCGCTTGGAGGAGCTCGGTGGAATTCTTCGCCGCGAAAGCGCATAATCTTTACGTCTTCAACCGCGCGCAACGTGCGGGCGAGGGCCGCGACGGATCGAAGCGAAATCAGTGTGCGCTGTGCACGCGAGAACGCCGAGGTGCCGAATCGAGGCCTTCGCGTGGCTTTGAAATCCCGCCTGGCCTCACGACTCTTAACTTTTTTACGTGAGGAAAAACAGTGAGCGAAATTCTTCAGAAGATCGACGAGTTCGGCGAGTCCGTTCTCGCGATGAGAAAAAATTCCGAAAAGCGGTTCGACGAGCTCCAAAGCCGGATCGAGATCGTCGAGGCTTTCAACGAGCGGCCCAGAGGCAAAGCCTCTCAGCAGCAAGCCGCGTTCAAGGTGTTCCACACCGACACGGGGCCGGTTTACGAGGTTCCGTCGCACGTGAAGGTGCAGGACGTGCTGCAGGAAAAGCAGCCGGAAATTTCCTATGACCGGTGGCTAGCTGCGGCAATGCTGGGTGATCGCTGCAACGACAAACAAGCGCTCCAGTATGCGCGCGAGCAAAAACAGATGACGACAGCCTCAACGGGCGTGCTCGTTCCGACGCAGTTCATTGGGGTTTGGGTCGACAACCTGCGCAGCCAAATGGTGCTGAACAGCGCGGGCATGACGACTGTGCTTATGGATGGAAAAAAGCAAACGCGCTCCGCAGTGGTCACCGACCCGGCTGTTACATGGCATTCGGAGGCGGGCTCCATCTCGGCTGGTAATCCAGTTTTCGCGCTGCGCGAGCTGGAAGCAGAAACCTTGGTCGCAAGATGCCAAGGCAGCGTCGAGCTGGCGCAAGATTGCCCGAACTTCGGCGAGCAACTGTCGCAGGTCATGGCGCGCGCAATGGCCGCCAAGCTCGATGCCGTCGGGCTAATCGGGACAGGCACGCCACCGGAACCGCAAGGCATCCTCGGGACGAGCGGCATCAACCAAGTAACAAGCGTCGGCACGCTGGCCGATTACTCGAAGTTCATCACTGCGGTTCAGAAGCTGCTCGATTCCGGCGTGAGCCTGGATGTAGCAACGAAGGTTGCAATCATGGGGCCCAATACCTGGGCGCGCTTGGAGAATCTGCCGACAGGCATTTCGAGCGACAAAACTCAATTGCCGCGTCCGCGTGCGTTGGAGACCACGAACTTTTTGGTCACTTCGGCTCTCGCGCCGAGTGGGAGCCCGCTCCGCGCGACCGCGTTCATGGGCGATTTCCGCGATTTGCTGCTCGGCGTTCGCCGTGAAGTTTCGGTCGAGGCTGTGAAGGCGACGGACTACGTCGGCAAGTTGGTCATCGATTGGGTCGCTTACGGCCGATTCGATTACGTCGTCGTGAGGCCGAAGTCGTTCTGCACGCTGGAAGGAATCGTCGGAACTTAATGAGGAATGGGCCCGACGTCGTGGTTCGTCATCGCGTCGGGCCCATCCGTAATCCGTGAGGATGTGGAAAGGCTTCGCGGGCAGCGCGTTCTAGTAATTAACAATAATTTTTTTCTCGCACCGTGGGCTGAGGTGCTCTACGCCTGCGACGGCCACTGGTGGGACTGGCACGCAGAGCGTGCAGAGCTAAAGGCATTCAAGGGCCGGAAGATTACGCAGGACGCAGACGCTGCAGAGCGTTACGGCCTGGAATACATCAGGAGCGAGGACGCGCCGGGCTTGTCGCGCGATCCTGAAGTCATCCACCAAGGGGCAAACTCCGGCATCCAGGCAATCAACCTGGCGTGTCACTTCGGGGCGAAAAGGATAGTTCTCCTCGGATTTGATATGCAGCACACGGGCGGGCGGGCGCATTGGCACGCAGACCACCCGAACGCAGACGCGCCGCAGTTCCATAGGCTCCTTCCGCTCTTTGAAGCGGTGGCCGCCGACGCTCGCGAAATGGGAATTGAGATTCTTAACGCAACGAGGGAAACAGGCCTTAGATGCTTTCCCCGAGCGCCCCTGTCGTCCTTGCTACCCGCCGGGAGCGCGTAGGCACTAGCTCTGCTACTTGAAATTTCGCTCTGCGAGTAACAGCAGTGCTATTTGAGGAAACGGCGTAGGGTCGAAATGCTCCGGGTTAGCTGGTGAATCGTGCAGTTCAAAGTACGAAGCTTCGTACTTTGAGGAGCCGAGTGCGCATGACAGCCTAGCACGCCGGCTTGCGGGAAGTCAGGGGGTGCGGGTTACGGTTGCTAATCACCCTAGGTGATAAACCGAGCCCCGAAGGCGTAGTCGAGATTAGCACGAGGGCTTGCAGTAAGGCGGCCGGGCGATGTTACGG